CCGGAGGCGGTGCGCCGTAGATGCTGATCATCTACGCAGTGCCCTGGCGCCTTTGCAGGTGACGGGAAAGCGCGTTCGTTTCCTCTTAGTTGCCCTGCTACTTTTCCAGTTCTTTACCGTGGGTTGCCGTGGGTTCGCGAGGGTTACGATGTACCCTGTTCGTGCCCTGCCGGGACCACGTAAGTTCCCTTGGACGGGAAGGTGACCACCAGCCCGCGGGCCCGCAGCTCGGCGACGGCGCGGCGCACGGTGTCGATCGACACGCCGTACTCGGGCACCATCTCGCGCTCGTTGGGCAGCATCGCGTTCGGGCGAAGCTCTCCGGCTGCGATGCGCGCGGCGATGTGATCGGCCAGCCGCAGGTACAGGTAGCCGGGCTCGTCGCTCTCCGGGTCCCACCGCGGGACGTCTGTTCCTGCCATGCACCGCACTCCATCACACTCCCTAGCTGGGCTTACGCAGGCCACGCGGTGCAGCGCTAGGCACCGCGTGGGTTTGCGGCGTACATTGGCACTTGACGCCGCCATAAAACGACGGCGGGGCGCCAGGTGGCTGCGAACCAACCTGACGCCCCGGGGGCGAAGCCCTCACCTACAACCTGACATCACCAGGAGAGGCCCAGATGGAGCCTACAGATTCCCCCCCAGCAGCCGCTACAGCGCCAGGCCGCGCCGCCCGCGCGCCGCGTGTCGTCGGCTGGCTGGCCCTTGGCGGCGTCTCCCTTATCGCCGGGGTCGCCAGCTACTTCCACGCCTTCGCCGTGGTGGACGCCTCCGGCGCCCGGCCGCCGGTGTCGTACCTCGTGCCCGCCCTGGCGGACCTCGTCATCCTCGGCGCGTCGGCCGACCTGCTCGCCGCGTCCCGCGCGGGCCTTGGCCGGCCGCGGCTGACGATGGTGGCGCTGAGTGTCGGCATCGTGGTCACCCTCGCCCTGAACGTGGCGGCGGGCAACCCGCACGACGTGCCGAAGTGGCTGGTCAACGGGTGGCCGGCACTGGCGTTCACCCTCGCGCTTGAGTCCCTCGCGGGGCTCGTCAGGCGCGGCAGGGACGGTGTCACCCCCTCCGTCCCGGCCGCCACCGTCGTCACTGTCGGATGCGGGCACGGGGTGGCGGACGACCGCGACGAGCGGCTGCTTGACGCCTACCTGCACCTGCGCAACTGCCTGGGCGCGAATCCCTCTTACCGGGGAATCGGGGCGGCGTTCGACGTCCACCACGACACCGTCCGCCAGCTGGTCATCGCGGCGCACGGCGAGCCGGGCGACGAGATCCTCCAGGCGCTGAGCGGAGGCGGGTCATGATCGCGCGTGCCCTGCTCGCCGTCCTGGCGGCCGCCGTGGCGTTCCTTGGCGTGCACCTGGCGCTCGCGGTCGCCGCGGCCGTCATCGTCGTGATCCTCGCGGCGCTCGGGCTGTCCATCGCCATCCTGGTGGCCGAGTGCGGGTGGGGCGTCCAGCCGTGCAGGAGGCGGTTCGCATGGTGACGCAGCTGCACCCCGGCGACGACGACGATGCGGTGCCGGAGCTGCACCTGGTGCCCCGCGACACATCGTTCGAGCACGCCCTCGACGAGACCGCGCCGAAGCCCGAGCCCGTCCACGACGGTGACGGGATCGAGATCCCCTCTCTCGGCGGGGAACGCAAGCTGATCGTCCCCGAGCACCTCCGCACATGGAAGGGCATCAGGAGCACCGCGGGCAAGCACGCTGACGCCGCCCGCTTCCACACCCTGTTCCACCTGATCCGCTTGCTCGGGTACCTGTTCTGGGGCGTCGTCTGGGCGTGCGCCGGCGCCGTCAAGGTCACCCGCCGGCAGGTCGGCTGGTGGTGGCTGGCTGAGCACGGCTACCTGCGGTCGAAGGCCGTGGTCGAGGGCAACTCCCCTGAGTACCGCGCCCTGCTGGCCGCGGCCCGCAAGACCCGCCGCGTGCGGGGCTTCGTGGTCGGCCTTGAGGCGTTCGCGATCCTGCTCACGTTCGTCTTGGTCGCAGCGTTCGCCCCCTGGTGGGCGTGGCTCATCGTCGCCGCGGCGGCCATGCCGCCGCTCGCCCACGCGGGCAGGCCAAGGCACCGGCCGATCGTCCAGTCCGCGGTGACGACACCACTCATACGGAAGATCAGCACCGACGCGATCGTCCGCGCCTACGAGCGGGCCGGCCTGTGCTCGACGGACCCGAAGAAGCCCGCCGACCACCTCGCGTTCGGCTCCACGATGTCCCGCGACGCGCTCGACAAGGGGTCACAGGTCGTCATCCACCTGCCGTTCGGTGGCACGTTCGAGCAGGTAGTCAACGCGAAGACAAAGATCGCGTCCGGCCTCGACGTGCTCGACAGCCAGGTGTACCCCACCCGCGACGGGAAGTCCGAGCGGCGTCACACGCTGCGCGTCCTCGACGCGGACCCGCTCGCCGAGCCCGCCGGGCGGACGCCGCTGCTCGACCTCAAGCAGCGGTCGATCTGGCACAAGATCCCGTTCGGCCTCGACCAGTTCGGGCAGAAGACGGCCTTCTGCCTGCTGTGGACTTCACTGCTGATCGGCGCGCAGCCGAGGCGCGGGAAGACCTTCGCGGGGCGCCTGATCGCGCTGTTCGCCGCGCTTGACCCGTTCGTCGACATCACGCTGATCGACGGGAAGGCGTCGAAGGACTGGCAGCCGCTCCGCATGGTCGCGCACCGGTTCATCCAGGGCACTCACCCGACGAAGGACGGCGACCCGGTACAGCGCGCCCTCGACGCGCTGTACGAGATCGACCGGCACATCGTGCACGTGAACGAGGAACTAGCCAAGCTGCCGGTGTCGGAGTGCCCCGAAGGCAAGCTCACCTTCAAGCTGTACCGGCGTCCTGACCTGCACGTCCAGCTCCTGGTCATGGAAGAGTTCCAGGTCTACTACGAACTGGACGACCAGAAGAAGTGCAAGGAGTTCGCGGCGGTGCTGTCGCGGATCGGGGCGCTCGGGCCGGCCGCGGGCGTCATCATCGAGTCCCTGTCCCAGAAGCCGTCAGGGGTCGGGTCCGGCCAGGACATGACGCGGCTGTTCAACCGGTTCAGGGATAACCACATCCTCCGGTTCGCGCTGCGGTGCGCGACGCGCGACGTGTCCATGGCGATTATGGGGAACGAGTCCTACGGCGAGGGCTACGACGCCTCCGGCCTGCCGCTTGGCGACGACCGCAAGGGCATCGGGATCCTGTACGGCCTCACCGACGACGCGCCCACCGTGCGGACCTACCTGGCCGACGGCGGAGACGCCGAGGCGATCTGCCTCGCCGCGCGCAAGCTCCGGGAGAAGCACCGCACGCTGTCCGGCGATGCCGCCGCCTACGAGCTCGACGAGCCGGAGTCGGACATCGTCGCCGACCTGCTGGCGGTGATGGAAGGCGACTCCGGGCTGTGGTGGGAGACGGCCGCCGAGCGGCTGGAGAAGCGGTGGCCGATGCGGCACGCGGACGCGACCACCGAGTCGGTGAGCGCCGCGGCGCGCGGCCGGGGCGTGCCGAGCACCGATGTCCGGTGGCCTCCCGGCCGTGCTGGCACCAACCGCAAGGGGTGCAAGAAGGCCGACCTAGCCGCCGCGGCACGGCCATGATGCCGCGGCACATGTGCCGCGCTGGCGCGGCACGCGCTGACCTGGGAAAACGCCACGGGGCGCGGCACATCGCGATCCGTGCCGCGGGGCGTGCCGCGCGCCGGCCTGCGGTTTTGCGGTTCCGTGCGCTGATCGACGACAACGAAGGATGCCGGCCCCATGGGGTTGAAGCTGACGGGGGCCTTCCTTTGCGGGGCGTGCGGGAAGCCGCGCGGCCTCGGTACTCACGTGTGCTCGCCGGGCAGGCGACGCCGGGGTCGCACGACGCTGCGCAACCCGGTCGGGTGGGAGTGCCCGAAGTGCCACCAGGACCGCGGGCTACGGCACACCTGCCACGCGCCGAGCGACTTCAAGAGCCGCAAGCGGCGGGCCGCGACCGACGAGAAGAAGCGCAAGAAGAGGGCCACCAGGGAGCGGCAGGCGGCGCGGCGCAAGCAGGCCGCTGCCGAGCGGCGGGCCCGCGACAGTGCCCGCAAGAAGGGCGCCGGGACCAGGCCGCGCACGCCGCGGCCGAAGGGCGAGAGTCACGAGCCGGGCACCTGCGGCGACCGCGACTGCCCGCGATACGGGTGCAAGAACTACTGGCGCGGGATGGACGACTGCCCGCGCCTGCACGAGGGAGAGTGACATGCACGTTATCGAGGCGGTACTCGCCGTGGCGGCGTTCGTGCTGGTGGCCGTGGTCGCTTGGGCGGTGTTCGTGTACGCCAGCCCGGAGCGGGAGTGCCGCTGGTGCCCGGCGTTCGGCCGCCTGCACCTGCGCTGCTGGCGGTGCAGGGGGACGCGGTGCACCTGGCGGCTGGGCGCGCGGAAGGTCCACGAGCTGAAGCTGTCTTTGCAGCAGGCACGGGCGGAGCGGTAGCCATGCCCCTTCACGGAACCTGGCAGGTCACCGGGGGCGGCGGCCCGGACATCCCCGTCGTCCCCGGAATCGCCGCTGTCGTGGCCGTTGCGATCGCGGGCTGGCTGGCCACCATCCTGCTGATCCTCGCGATCATCTTCGCGGTCCTGGCCGTGCTGCTCGTCGGCGCCGCGGTGTGGATGCGGCGCCGCTACCCGGACTACTCCCCGTCGGTCGCCAGGCAGGCCGCCGCTCTCCGCGCCGACATGGCCAAGCCTGCGGTCGTGGAGCACCACCACTACGTTCACACGCTCCCCGGCGAGACCGCCGGGGAGGCCAGCTGGGCGCCCCTGGTTAGGGGCACCGTCGAAAACATGGAGGACTGAGAAATGGAACTCAAGCGGCAGATGAACAAGATCCGCGCCGCATGGACGGGGGGCGACGGCTGCGGCTGGCGCGTCCGGTGCCCGCAGTGCGGCAAGTGCCTGGCCTGCTACCCCCACGTCCACTGATGGCCGTCGTCTGCGTGCTGCTGGCCGCCGCAACAGGCAGGGTGCGCCGATGGGGCGCAGGAAGGGAGAAGTGATGGGGCCGTTCAGCGACCTGCCAGAGGTGCCCGGCGTGGACCGCGCACCGGACCACGCGGCGCGGGCCGCGGCGTTCGTGAGGCGCCACCGGCACGTGTCGGTCACCGCGACGCCCCAGGGCTGGACCGCGTCATGGACCGAGGCGTGCGCGGGGCCGGGCGACGGCGAGCCGCGGCGCGAGGCGCGGGAGCACCTCGGCTGGCTGATGGACTACCTGGAGGCCCGCTTCGACCGGGGCGAGCCCGCACTGCCAAGGGGCCACGAGATCGTGCCGCAGCGGCGCACCGCGTACAGCATCGGCCCGCGCTACGCGGGGAACCGGGCGGACCTGCGGAACGCCCTGCACTACCCGGTTGAGGCGGTGTGCCGGTGCGGGAAGCGGATCGTGTGCGACCGGATGATCCTGGGCGAGTGGCGGCACGAGGAACGCGAGCCGTGAGGGCGTGGTGGCGTGCGCTGCGCGCCGAGCTGGCGTACCTGATCGGCGTCACCTGGCTGAACGGCCGGATGGCGGGGCTGTCGCCGGAGGAGGTGCACGCGAGGCTTGACGAGCTGGAGGCACGGCGGGACGCGGCACGCGGGGGCGATACGATTTAGCCGCGCGCTCGCGCACCCGCTCCCGGAGGTCCCTGGTGTTTGCGCTGCCCGTGTGGCTTGCTGACTTGTACGTGCGCGACCTGCGCGAGCAGGCGGCGGAGGGCGACGCGCAGGCGGCGGAACGACTTGAGGCGATGACGGCGCTGCTGCCGGAGTCGCGCTAGGGTTGGCTTGCGTTCGGCCTCTGAGACACGAAGCCCGGCGCCCTGCTGGCCCGCCGTTGGCGACGGAGTGCCGGGGGTGCCGGGCTTCGCGCTGCCTGCCGCTGCCGCGCGCTAGGCTGGGCGTGCCGCAGCGATCGGGCGGCACCAAAACTTCATCGGCCGCATTGCGGCCGCTCGCCCGCGCCCGAGGCGAGATAGGACCACCGGAAGTGTCGGCGCCAGACTTCTGTGCTCGCGACCGGAGATGAGCGCCCGGCACGTCTGGCCCCGTACGTGGCGCAACGGGGCACCAAAGCGGCCGAGAGGCCTGAAGCGGAGCCCGGCGGCATCCCCTGCGATGGCAACCGTCGGGCTTCGCGCTTCTAGCGCCACACTCCCCGCCAGTTCCGCCGCCCCCGCTGCCGCAGCTCGCCCGTCTCGCACAGGTACCGGATGTCCGCGAACAGCTCCCGGTAGGCCCTGATCACGCCGGCCAGCGGGTTGCGCATGACGAGCCGCCACGCGCAGCCTCCCAGCCAGAAGCCGCCGCCTCCGCCGGCGACCGCGCCGGCGATGAACGCCAGCCGGGCGGTGTGGTCGAGGAAGATCACCGGACCGTGAGCTTGGCGAGCGCCGCCGCGTCACCGTAGAACTCGTCGGTGTCCACGCCGCGCTGCCCGGTCTGCTCGAAGCTGACCTGCTTCCACGGGCCGATGCTCTTGATCGTCTTGCCGCTCGGGTTGGCCAGCCACAGCGGGCAGTTCCCGAGCGACGTGAACGCGGGCGCGAGGCTGATCTCCGTGTAGAGCTCGGGCCAGAAACCCGGGAAGTGCCTCCGTAGCTCGCCCACGAACTCGGCGGCGGCGTTCTCCATCTCCGCCGGCGTGCAGCCGTCGAGGCCGCCGTCTTCCGCGTCGATCGCGAGCAGGCACCCGGCGCCGAGCCCGGCACGCTTGGCAGCCTGCAGGAAGTACTCCGCCTGACTGGCACCGCTGAGCCCGGCGTGGAGGAAGTGGTAGCCGCCGGGCGTGATGCCGAGTGCGCGCATCTGCGCGATGTTGCGGAGCGCGTCCGGGTCGGCGAAGGTCAGGCCCTCGGAGATCTTGGTGAACGCGAACTGGACCTTGCCCCGGTAGGGCGTCCAGTTGAACGATGCGCCCTGGCCTGCGGCGCTGGTGTCGATGCCGTTGAGTGTCATGATCTTCCCTTCGTTGCCCACTGGTTGTTGCGGCTGACGTGCCGCAGGCCGCGCCGGCAGAGCCAGCGACGGAGACGGGCGCGGATCATGAGCCGCCCCCGAAGAACTCGAAGAACGCGCCGGTATTCGCGGCAGCGGCCGTGTAGGTGAGCTGCACCTGCCCGGCGAAGCCGAGGCCCCCGTTGCCGTTGGCGCTGGAGCTGCCCCCTGCGCCGCCTCCGCCGCCTCCGGGACCCGTTGCGGGCGCCGAGCCGTTGAGCGGGGTACCGCCGTCCGTGCCGCCGTGCCCTCCGGGGCCGCCCCCGGTAACCGCCGTGGCCCCGGCGCCTCCCGCGCTGGAGCCCCCGGAGGCTGACCCTGCGTTGCCGGCCGCCGCGCTGCCGCCCGAGCCGCCGCCGCCGCCCCCGCCGTCATTTGAGGCCGTGCTGCCGGATGCGCCGGCGCCGCCGTTGAAGTGGGTCGTGTTGCTGCTGCCGGTGCCCCCGGTTCCGCCGGTGCCCGTGGCGCCTCCGGCACCTCCGCCTCCGCCGTGCGCCGTGACCGTGGTCGCGCCGGCGGTGAACGTCGAGTTGCCGCCCGCGCCCCCTGCGGTGCCGGGGCTGGACGCGCCGGACCCGGCCGTCCCTGCCGCGCCGACCGTGTAGGAGTAGCCGGTGCCGGGGACGACGGTGAGGGTAGCGGACGCGTACTCGCCGCCTCCGCCGCCGCCCCCGAAGTCGACGTCAGCCTTGTTCGCGCCGCCTCCGCCGGCGCCGCCGCCCCAGCACTCAGCCAGGACGGACGTGACTCCCGGCGGCGCGGTCCAGGTGGTCGACCCGGCCGTCGTGAACGTGACCGTCGTCATCAGAACCCCGTCGCCACGGCGAGGCCGCGCCACTGGGACGCGGTGGCGTCATAGGAGAACCCGAGGTAGTTGTCCTTGCTCGCGGTCAGCGCCGGCGCGCCCGCGTCGCCCCAGTTGTAGCCGGTGGCATAGGACAGGGTGTGCGTGGACGGGCTGACCACGACGACGATCTTCTTGCCGTCCTGCGCGTTCGACGGGAGGCCGAGCGTCCGGTTGGCGCCCAGTGTCACCCGGAACTCCTGCCCGTAGCTGGCGTCCACCGCGATCGTCGCGGCGTCGGTAAGGGCCCGCACCACGGGCAGGGCGTCCCCGGTCATGACCAGGCTGGAGTTCATGTTCGTCAGGTTCAGCAGGCCGACGCTCGGCGTGTCGTAGCAGTCGATGTTGTCGAGCCTGACCTCACCCGACATGTTGGTCCCGTTGACGGCGACGGCGGACGCGACCGTGCTGCTCCCGTACACCGACAGGTTGTCGACGCGCAGCTTGCTGAAGCCCGCCCCGGTGGTCCCGTCGCCGTAGAGGACGCCGTTGCACCTCGTGGTGTAGCCGGAGGCGAACGAGTCAGCGGCGATGAAGCAGTCCCGGAACGAAAGCTGCTGCGTCCAGGTGTCGGCCGTGATGACGTCGCCGCGAACCGTGACGGTCTCGAACTTGCAGTCGCTGAAGAAGAACCCGTTGTTGCCGCCGCCGCTGTCGCTCGGGTTGGAGATGCCGACCGCGCCGAGCAGGAACGACTCGATCCGGCAGCCGATGAAGTGCAGCATGTTGCACGTGCCCGTGGCGTCGCTCGCGATCTCGATCACGCGGTGCGTGTTCGACCCGCAGTTGTTGCTCGACCCGGCGATGAAGGTGCTGTCCTGCAGGCTGGTCAGGTCCCACGTCAGGTCGGGGTTGTTGTCCAGCGAGAAGTTGCTGAAGTACATCCGCTGGGCGCTGCCCGTCTGGATCAGTGCCCCGGTGTTCCCGCCGCCGTCCAGCGTGATGTCCTGCAGCCCGCCGAAGATCGACGGGTTGCTGCCCGGGCCACCGGAGCCGTCCCACGTGCACAGTGCGCCGGTGAAGTTCTTGACTATCGAGGTGGCCTGCTTGCCAGCCCCGATCAGCGTGACCCCGTAGCCGCCGTCAGTGCTCACCTGCGTGCAGTTCAGGCTGCTGTCACACAGGTACCGGCCGCGGGGGAAGACGACCGTGCCGCAGCCGTAGCCGGTCGCGCCGCTGTCCCATGCGGAGTGGTCGGCCGACGACACGAACAGGGCGTCGTTGATCGCGTTCTGGATTGCCGTGCTGGAGTCGGTGGCGCCCTCCGGGTCGGCCCCGTAGTCGAGCACGTTGTAGAACGGGCCGATGGCCTTCGCGAGCGTGGCGAAGGTCATGTACTGGTCTGACCCGCCCGACCCGGCCGGGGCCGTCGTCGTGTCGCTGACGTTGACGAGGGGGATCTTGTCGCCCAGGGCCAGCGGCTCCGCCAGCTCCGACAGCCCCGTGGTGCCGGACGAGCCGCCGATCGAGTAGTCAGTCATCGTTCCCTCTCAGCAGCCGAGCGAGCGGCCGAGCGCGGCGAACCGCAGGTACCACTCGTAGCTGGTCTCCCGCGACGGGTTCGCCCCCGGGTCGGCAGGCTTCGCCACCGGCACGGCCGTCGTGGCGTTGACCACCTGGCAGAACTTGCGGTTGTTCGTGCTCACCTCATGCGTGGTGAACAGCAGGTTCCCGGCCGACAGCAGCAGCGCCATGGCGGCGAGCACCACGAAGGAGTAACGGGCCTTCACCAGTGCCACCCCCCGGCGGCAAGGACTTCTGCGGCGGCTCCCCCGGCGGCTCCCGTGGCCCCGAGGACGACCAGGGCCCGGACAAGATGGAGATGATGGCGGAACGCGCCGCGGGAAAGAAGCACGCGCCGGCGAACAGGATCAGCGGGGTGCTGGGCACGGCCGCCTCGGTCTGCTTCCAGATAATCCACGCGCCAAGCCCGGGTATCAGCACGTCCCGTGTCAACTGCCGCAGGATCGAAAGCCACTTCACTTCGCCTCGCTTCCTATGAAGAAACCCATGCCAGCTCCATCGCGGGCAGCTCGCCCGCCGTCACCGGCGTGCTCACGCTGGCCGAGCTGAGCACGTACAGCTGCACGTAGTCGCCGGGCAGCACCGGCACCTGGACCGTCCCGTTCGTCCCGGTAGGGGCGCTCGGGACCGCCCAGTCGTCGGACCCGTACTGCCACGCCGTCCCGTTGAGGTAGAGCGCGGTGGACGCCTGGAGGGCGCTGCCGCTGCCCTGGCTGGCGGTGAAACCGGTCAGGGTCGCCTCGTACCAGCCGCCGCACCCGGCCGGGCACAGCCAGCTCCACGCCGGCTGGCTGCCGGTGGCGGTCGCCGACCAGCCCGAGTACGGGTCTTCGAGCACGGTGTCGAGGTCGATGAGGGTGAATGCGCCGCCCGTCAGCGACTGGGCGGCCTGCCGCTGGGCGCGGAACACGGGCAGCTGGGACAGGAAGCTGAACGAGTCCGTCACCCACAGGTCCACGTCCGCCTGCACGGGCTTCCACCCGGCCGGGACCTGCGGGACGGGGGGCGCTGGCTGCGGCATCAGATCCCTTCCCAGACGGCGATGAGCCGCGTCTGGTTCGACGCGGTCGTGTTGTAGGCGAGCGACCCGCCGGAGGCCTGCGCGCCGATCAGCTGCACCGTGTCGCCCGCGGACAGCCGCAGCCGCTTCACGACGGCCGCGCCGCCGGCGACCGACGACCCGGCGAACCGCGTGACGCCGCCCCAGTAGACGGCGGACCCGTTGACCCGCAGCCCGCACGCGTAGAAGGTGGTCGTGCTCGAGCTGGCGAGGTTGAACTGCCCGGCGAGCAGGTAGCGGCCGCTCACTGGCGCGGTGTAGTGCGCGCTGCTGCCGATGGTGAAGCCGCCGTAGGTGTCGACGTCGACCGTCGTCAGCGGCACGATCGCCGGGGACGCCAGGGTGGTGTTCGCCAGCGACGAGGACCCGGCCGTGTAGTGCGCCTTGGCGACGGGCGGGTAGGTGAGGAACCGGATGGCGTCGCGGAGGTTCGCGTTGAGCCACGCCGACGTGACCGGCGACGGCACGGCGGTCAGCGGCGGGACCGGGAGCGGCTGCGTGCCCGCCGGCGCGCACACCCAGCGGATCGCGACGGTGGGCAGGTCGGCGGCCAGGGACAGCAGGTTGACCGCTCCGCCGGAGTCCTGGCGGGCGAACGGCTGGATGACGTCGCCGCCCCCGTTCGGCGCGCCGGTCAGCACCTGCTCGAGCAGGTCGACGGAGCGGGCGATGATCGTCTGCGAGGTGGACCCGTTGGAGGCGATCGCCCCGTGGGCCAGCGGGATCGTCGAGCCGTTGCTGAGCCCGCTGAACCCGGCCATGAACGGCGCGGGCGTCGAGCTGGTGTAGGCGAACGGCATGCGGGCGTCGCACAGGTACCAGCCGGGCAGCTGGCACCAGTAGTCCGCGGTTCCCGGCAGGTGCCCGTTCCACGCGTCGGTCAGCTCGCTGTCGAGCGGGACGGCGGAGTCGCTCGCGCTGGGGATGGAGTAGCTGGTGGTGCACTGGGCGATGAGGTAGGGCCGCTGGGCGAGGAGCGCGACGGCGTTGGCGAGGTCGGCGCGCAGCCGCGGCACGGTCACCAGGTCGCCGGGTGACCAGGTGCGCGGGGCGGGGAGCGAGGGCAGTGTCACCAGGGCATCACATTTGATCCGTCGAGTTTGCCGCGCACCGGGTCATCACAGGTCAAGGCGTTGTACTCCGGTGCGAAGTCGAGCGTCGCCGTGATCGTCGCCGCGGCCGTCTCCTGCGAGAACTGCGACGAGCGGGCCGTCTGGGTGATGCGGGCGACAAGCGAGATCAGCGGCGACGTGGCGGCGGTGGGCAGCCGCACGTTCACGGTCACCATGTCGCCGACCGCGGCCGCCGCCCAGAACGGCCATGCCGCGGGGTGCCGGGCGGCGTCGACCGTGACGGCCTGGATGCGGTTGGCCGGCTTCGCGTAGACGGCCTGGACCCAGTTGGCCAGGTCGGTGAGGCTGCCGCCCGCGTTGTAGGCCGAGCTCCAGTCGAAGTCCAGGTAGCCGGTGTTCTGGTACGGGGTGCCCCCGTACTGGCCTTCCGCCGTGGCGGCGACGGCCGCCATGGTGGTTGCGCTCATGACGCCGGACGGGACGGTGACGGCCTGCGTGTCCAGCTGGGTCAGCTGCACGTCGGCGGTGACCCGGCTCGGGTCGTAGTCGGTGGCCATGCTGCCGGGCGCGAACGGGATCTCGCCCGCCGCCGTGTCGTCGCCGAGCGTCCACCGCGCCGGCTCGTTCCACGTGTAGAGCTTGCTGCGGTAGACCACGTCGCCCGTCGGGGCAACCGCGGCGTAGGCGGGCAGCGTGGACTGCACGACGTTGCTGATGCTGCTGACGGCCGCCTGGCCGCCGATGTCCTGCCCGGACACGACCAGGTCGCCCTCGCCGGCGCCCGCGGAAGCCTGCGGGCCGATCCACCGGCGCCCGGCCAGCCCGGCGTACTCCAGCAGCCGCTCGGCGCGGTCGTCTGCCCCCTCGCCGCTCATGCCGAACCCGGTCCCCCAGTAGCGGGACACGACCCGGTCCTGCTGGCTGACGCCGGGGAAGACGCCGCACAGGGCGACGTTGCCGGTGAAGCCGCTGCCCTGGTTGACCCGGTCCATGACGCCGCCGAAGCACGCCGTGGGGAACGTGGCGGGCAGCGCGCCGCTGAACGTGCCGGAGGCGTTCACCTGGCTGCCCGCGTTGACCATCACCCGCCATGCCGACTGGGTGAACGACAGCGAGAAGTGGGCCAGGGCGCCGTTGCGGTAGTCGATGGCGGAGTCGACGGTGACCAGCGTGTCGCTGACCGCCGCCGCCGGCCGGTAGCGGAGGATCAGCGCCCCGGCGATCTTGTCCACCTCGAGCTGCGCGACGGTGCCGTGGACGCCGCGGGCGGCGAGGATGACCGGGTTCCACGCGGTGGTGGGGGTGATGTAGAAGCTGCCGTTGGCGGTGACGTTCACCGCTCCGCCGCCGGGCGTGACCGACAGGTCGTACTGGGTGCCGGTGGACAGCACGAAGTAGCCCACCCCGGCGGACGGCCCGGTGGGGAAGGTGAAGCCGGGGACGGGCTCCAGGACGACGGCCTGCCCGGCGTTCAGCGACGAGGTGCCGCCGAACCGGGGGCTGGTGGTTGAGCTGCCGCCGCGCTGCGTCGCGCCGAGCTGCAGCTGCGCCCAGCACTCCAGCGTCACCCCGCCGGAAACAGGCGGGTAGGAGGAGTCGGAGGCGGCGAGCGCGTACCCGTAGCCGGGGGTGGACAGCGCCGTGCCGGTGCCGAGGTCCTGGGAGTACATGCCGGCGGCGCCGCCGGACGTGCCGGAGGCGGTGACCTTCGCGGAGGACATGCCGGTCAGTGCGCCGCTGTTGGCGCCCCACGTCACGGTCGCGCCCCCGTCGCCGAACTTGGACGTGAGCAGCGGCAGCGGCGCGCCGTTGGGGACGAGGTTGCCCGCCCCGGTGCTGCCGGGCGGGTCGGTCAGCGGCCAGAGCGAGTGCGGGTTGTCGAGGAGGCACTCCTCGACCGCCATGGCGTTGAGCTGCCCGTTGCCGTACGCCCAGGCGTCGGCGATCTCGGCCTGCACCTGGCCGCGGAGCATGCTCGCGTCCATGTTCCACGGCCACCTGCGGAAGTAGCCGCTGAACGCGACGTAGTTCGGGGTCGGGCTGGCCGCGCCGCCGGGCAGGCCCGGCCAGATGACCCGCCTGCGCAGCGGCGTGCCGGAGTCGATCCCGGCGTAGGCGCCGGTTCCCGGGGGGATCAGTGACCCGTCCGGGTCGTCGAGGGTGATGGTGCCCTGGCCGGCCTGGAGCTGCCCGAGCGAGTACTGGCGGCCCTGCTGGATGCTGAGCGCCAGGGACCGGCCGGCGAGCGTCGTCCAGGTCATCTGCGACGGCGGGGTCATGACGCCGGAGCCGATCGCCGCCTCGGTGATCATGACCGGCCAGTCCGGGTTCGGCTGGGCCGGCTGCGGCGCGGAGACGAGCACCCCGGCGATGACCCCGGCGAGGTCGAGGCTGCCGGACGACGACACCGACGCGCTCGAGCTGGCGCCGGTGACCTGCCAGGCGGGCGTGAGCCTGATGTCGGCGGTGTGGTCGGTGCCGTTGCTGGCGCTCGCGCCCGTGAGTCCCGACCACCCGGACGGCCCGGTGACCGTGTCGCTGTTGTTGTCGCTGCCGAACGCGGCGAAGAGCAGCGCGGACGCGGGCGGCGCGCCGGCCGACAGCGCGAGCGACGAGACGGCGTTGCCGTAGTTCCCGGTGATGACGGCAGCCTGGTACCAGGGCAGCAGGCCGCTCATGTCGACGATCGTGCAGGCGAGCGACAGCACCGGGCCGGTGGCGGCCACCTGCACGTTGGTGACGCCGGTGACGCTGTTCGCCACGCGCGCGGCGGGGGCGGCCCACACGGCGGTGCGGACCGCGCCGGGCGCGCCGGAGTCCGCAGCCGGCGCGCCGACGGGCTCCCACCAGTTGTGGGCGTCGTCGGCGACGACCGCGGACACGCCTGACCCGGTGACCGACGGCCGCCAGGCGATGACGGCGAACAGCCAGTCGCCGGCCGTGTTGGTGACGGGGACCTGCAGCGGCCTGGCGGCGGGACTGGGGAAGAAGTAGCCGCCCGGGACCGCGTAGGCGCCGGCCCACGTGCCGGCGGGGGCGACGGGCGGCGGCGCCGCGTACGGCGACCCGGCGGACCCGGCCAGCCGCGCCTTGCGGGCCGCCGGCCTGCCCCGCTTCGCGCTGCCCGGCAGGCTGAACGGCGCTGGCGACGACACGGGCAGCACGACGGGCGATCCCGCCGACCCCGCGAGCCTCGACTTCCGCGCGGCTGGCTTGCCGCGCCTGGCCGAGGGAGGGACCGGGAACGGGGAAACGGCAGGCGGGACGACGGGCGACCCTGGCGAGCCGGCCAGCCGCGCCTTGCGGGCGGCGGCGTGCGCGCGCAGGATGACGGCGGGCAGCCTGAACGGCGACGGCGACGGCGGGACGGGCAGGACAACGGGAGAGCCTGGCGACCAGCCGAGCCGCGACTTGCGCGCGGCCGCCTTCCCCCTGACTGCCTTCGGCGGGACGGCGAACGGCGACGGGGTAGCCGGGGCCGGGAGAACTACGGGCGAGCCGGGCGACGACCGCAGCCGCGCCTTCCGCAGGACCGCCTTCCCGCGGGTGACGGCGCCGGGCACGGTGAACGGCGGCGCGGCCGCGGGCGCCCCGGCCTCGGTGAGGAAGAAGCTGCCCGCCTCGGTCAGCAGCCGCCCGCCGGCCTCGGTCAGCAGGTAGCCGCCGGCAGGGGGCGGCGCGGCGGCGTACGGCGAGCCGGCCGACGACCGCAGGCGGGACTTGCGCGCGGCCCGCTTCCCGCGGACGGGCTTCGGCGGCTGCGGGCTGGCACTGGCGCCGGAGGTCGCGACCGAGACGTCCATGCCGAAGTTGTCGCCGGCGGTGCTCGTCTGCGTAGTCGGGAACGCCATGGCGGTGCCGGTGTTGTACCAGCCCTGGCTCAGGGCGGAGGTCGACTCGTCCTTGGGCGCGGTCAGGATTCCGCTGCTGACCGGCCAGGTGACCGCGTAGAAGTCGAACCACCGGTTGACGGCGTCGTTCCTGAACTGGGTCGCCATGTAGTCGGTGCCAGGCGACAGCGACGGCGGCGACGCGAACAGGGCCAGCACCCAGCCGGAGCCCGCCGCGCCCGACCACGAGCTGACGGTCTCCGAGTGAACCAGCGTCCCGCTGGTTCCCAGGGTCGTGATGGTGTAAAGCCCGATCGACGTCGGCAGCTGCGTCGCGCCTGACGGGCTGTAGTGCCAGATGCCCGCGAGGGCGGAAGCCGCCGACACGGTGAAGTGCAGGCCGTTCGTGCCGTTATTGCCCGTGCCCGCTGTCGTCGTGCCGGGACTGGCCTGGCCGAACAGGGTGTAGGTGGTCACGCCTGCCCCCGTTCACCGGAGGGGGCGGCGTCAGTGCTGGCGATGACGGCCGCCTCCTAACGCGGTCAGCAGGGACAGGGCGGCGTGGTTACTCGGCGAGCCAGGCGAGCACGCGGACGGAGAAGCCGGTCCCGGCACCGGGCCCGGACGGCACGGTCACGTAGAACGCCGTCTTGGAGCTCGCGGCGAGGTTGATCTCGCGGCCGGTGTTCTCCCATGCCTGGTCGGTGAACGCGCCCGCGGTGAACGGCACCGTGTGCCCCCACAGCTCGGTGCCCTGGGTCAGGCCGGTGATCCCGGTGGTGCCGGAGCTGGCGACGGTATTGGCTGCCAGCGCCGACGGGCCGAGCGGGGACGGGGTGACCGCGGCGCCGGCCGCCTTGGTGCCGGTGACGGTGTTCAGCGAGAAGTACAGGTCGGAGTTCGACACGGCCGTCGGGGCGCTGCCGGACACCTCGACGCTGCAGGTGAGCGCGATGATGTTGCAGTCGGCCGTGGACGCCGGGGCCAGGTACAGCAGCGGCGCGAGAAGCCCGGTGCCGCTGACCGAGATCAGCCCGGAGTCGACGAGGTAAGGACGGTACATCATTTGCGGTGCCTCCTGTTGGTTTCCACTAGTGACCCCATGCGGTGGTGAGCCCGTTGCCGGGGTTGAGCTGGCCGTAGCGCAGGACGGCCTCCTGGACGGCCGTCTGCAGGCCCTGCATGTACTGCGGTGACTGGGCGCCCGCCGCGCTGCCCTGGATCGTCACCGGCACCGTGACGTGCATCGACGACGACCCGCTGGCGGGCGCGATGGCCCCGGCGGCCAGCGACGAGCCGGTGCCCGCGACGCCGACGCCGGTACCCAGGCCGCGCATCGTGGCGAGCAGGTTCGGGGCGTTGGCCTTCACGCCGTTGATGGCGCCCTGCACGATGTTGTAACCGTGCTCGAAGAAGAGCCGTGACGGGGAGAACAGCTTCAGCGGGTCGGTGAAGTAGCTGGCCACGTCGGACGCCAGGCCGGCCATGATCGACGGGATCTGGGCTGCCGCGTTGAGGATGCCGTTGATCAGCCCTTTTATTACGTTTTCGCCGATGGAGAGCATTTCGCCTGGCAGCTTCGCCAGGAAGCTGACCACCTCGCCGGGGAGCTTGGCGAACCACTGGAGCACGTCGCTGACCATGCGGGACACCCCGGCGACCAGGGCATCCCAGGCGGCTGCGGCGTCGTGGCGCATGTCGTCCCAGGCGGTGGCCGCGTCGTGGCGTGCCCCGTCGAGCGCTGCCGCCGCGTCATGCCGCGCCGCATCGAACGCAGTTTCGATTGCGTGCGGTATCCAGTCAGCGAACGCCGCCGCGTCATGACGCAGGCCGTCCCACGCCGTGGCCGCGTCGTGGCGCAGCCCGTCTAGGATCGCCGCCGCGTCGTGGCGCAGGTCATCGAACGCCTGCGCGATCTGGTGGGTGTGGGTGATGATCTCGTGGACCGCCATGCCGACCGGGTCGACCAGCCAGGCGAGGATTTCCTTCCAGTGCGAGGCGATCCAGTTCGCCGCCGTAGTCAGCCCGGCAACGATGTCATGGCCGAAAACGGCCACCGCGTGACGTGCCGTATCGAACGCGCTGGCGACGTCATGGCCCCAGCTGGCCACCGTGTGGCGCACGGTATCGAGCGCACTTGCGACGTCGTGACCCCACGAGGCCACCGTGTGGCGCACCAGGTCGAACGCCTCTGCGATCTGGTGCGTGTGCGTGATGATGAGCAGGGCCACGATGGCGATAGCGACCGCGAGCAGCACCCACGGGTTAGACAGCACCGAGACGGCCGACATGACCCCCTGGAAGATCTTGACGGCGGCGACGATCCCGATGATCCCGGCCACGACCTGCGCGAACACCGGGTGGTCGTTGAGGTAGCCGAAGAACTTGCCGAGCGGGCCGAGCACCGGCGTGATCGCCTTGCCGATGTCCATGATCACCTGGGCGATGAACTTCAGCGCGCCGATCAGGGCAGGCCCCGCCGCGCGCAGGAGCTGCGTCAGCATGTTGACAAACGGCACCGAGATGGGCGCCAGCTGGGTGATCGCCTGGCCGAGGATGCCGAGGATGACCCCGGCGAGCTGCGTGATCGCCTTCGTGGCGGGCACCACGAGCCGGGTCAGCATCGCCAGGAAGTCAGTGAACCCCTGGCTGTCGACCCCGTTGCCCAGTGCGTCCATCATGATGCTGACGGCCTGCGTCCCCGCGTGGGCGAGCGGCACCAGGTCTTCCATCAGGGTCTCGGCGATGCCGATCGCCTGGGAAAACAGCTGGATCACGGGCAGCTGGAACTGGGCGGACAGGCTCTTCCACTCGCCCTCGAGGTTCCTGATCTCCTCGACGACCATCCGGATCGGGGCGGGCAGCGCGGCAAGCTGGGCCTTGGTGTCGCCGAGCGCGCCGGTCACCTGCATGATCGTCGGGATCGCGAAGACGGCGAACGCGCCGATGCCGGCGCCCATCGCCAGTACCGCGGGAGCGACCGCCGCGATGGCGCCGACCAGGGCGACGATGGCGACGGCCATCATCGGCAGGCCGCCCGCCGCCGCGGCGTCTCCGGCCGCGGCGGTCTCTACCTCGGCGTCGCGCAGCTCGCCCATCGCCGCGGACGCCTCGACCGCCTCGTCCCGCTGGTGGCCGAGCGCCGTGGCGGCCACCTCGGCGGAGGCGGTGAGGTCGTCGTCAGCGAACGCTGCCTCAGCCGCGGCGTCGCGGATCCTGGCCGCCGCCTCGGCCGCCGCAAGCCACTCGTCGCGCGTGAAGCTCATCGCCTCGCCCGCCCCGATGGCGGAGCCGGCGGAGTCATCGAGGGCCGCGCCCGCCTCGGCCGCGGTGTCGCGCACCCTGTCGAGGGCGACCGACGCTTCCTCGTTGGCGTCGGCGAACTCCTGCGCGGTCATCGCCGCCGACTCAAGCCAGTTCTCGTACTCCTCGACGTCGGCGGTGAAGACCTGCTCGACGGGGTCGAGCTCGTCAGCCACGGAGCGCCTCTTTCACGACGGCGCTGACGGCCCTGATCGCGGCGCTGCGGCACTCGGTGCGGCGTGCGTCGCTCATGACCATGTAGGGGCGCGCGGGGAGGCGGACGTGCTTCGCCCAGTGGGAGCCGCCCTTGTCCTTCCAGTGGAGCACCTTGGCGCGGACCGGGTAGATGTCGCCGCCGAGCTGCTGGATGCGCGCGTACACGGTGTGCGGGGCGACGCTGGACGACGCCTTGCCTGCCCCGGTGAGCGCGGCCGGCTCAGCCCGCAGCGAGCGCGCCAGCGTGCCCGTGCGGCGCGCTGGCGGGGTGCCAGGCGCGGACGGCGACGCGCCGCGCATGCTCGCGACCACGCCGCGCTGGAAGCTCTGCGCCATGGCGTCGGCGGCGTCGGTCGCGGCACGGTCCTTAACCTCGGCGGCGAGCTTGCGGAGGCGGCCGGGAAGCTGCGCGGGTGTCACGGCTTGCTCGCCTCCTGCCTCGCCTTGTCGATCGCCTGCTGCACCGGCAGCAGCCACGTGTAGACCTCCACCGGCAGCGAGTCCCGCCCGCCGCCGTCACCCGGGTGGAGCCCGAACCGGATCAGCCGGATGATGTCCTCGTACGCCTCGCTGCTCAGCCCTTCGGGGAGGCGTGCGCCGCGCTTCCCTTGGACGACCCACTTGAGCCGGAGGTAGTCCCCTTTTTTGGGTCTGGCTTGTGCCGCAGCTTCTTCAGGTAGGGCTCGATCAGCTCCTCGATCTCGTTGAAGTCGTCGATCGGGATCTCGTCGATCAGCTCCGCCCCGTGGACCTCGCCCGCCTCGAAGTACGGCACCGGCCAGTCGTACGACCAGGCGGTGATCACGCGGGCGATGGCCGCGTTACGGGCGGCGAGCTGCATGCTGCCGCTCATGAGCAGGCCCTGCGAGCGGTCGATCTCGCCGTCCTCGGTGATGGGGATCGCCATCTTCACCGACAGCGACACCGCGTCCTTGTCCTTGGCGCGCATGTCCTGGACGGGCCGGTGCTCCACCCACGCCCCGGACTCAAGATCGGTTCTCACTGCGCGTCCAGGGCGGCGCGGACCATGCAGTCCTTGGCCTCTAGCAGCTTGCGCAGGCCGACGGTCAGCTCCGGCCCGTCGAGCTTGCCGGCCAGGTCGTGGGCCAGCGCGTGGAACGGGCGGCTGATCTCCTGCAACCGGGGCGGCAGGTGGGCGAACTCGAAGAACCGCAGGATCTGCGTTGTTGCGGGATGCATTTTGGCTACTCCCTAGTAGGTCGGTACCGCATTGACGAGCGTGCATTTGACCGCGCCTTTTCCTCCGCTGGCGCCGGTCGTGGTGATGCCGCCCGAGCTGCCGGCGGTGTGCTGCGGCTTGAAGGCGACGTCGAAGCCGAACAGCTCCGACCCGTCGGTGATGTCGTCCGTGTCGTAGGCACCCAGCAGGATGTCGACCTGCACGGACACGAGGTTCGCGCCGCTCAGCCCGTTGGAGCTGAGGAACTGGAGCTGCGGCTGCGTATTCGCGAGGAACGCGGTCATCGAGCTGTCGTCGATCGCGGGGGCGATCGTGATCTTGCCCGCGTTGGACTGCTTGCCGCGGGCGATGACGTACGGGGTCTGCAGGCCCTGCTCGGTGTTGTACGCCCTGACGGCGCGGGTGAACGTCAGTGAGTGCTCGGCGATGTAGCTGACCTTCGTGCCGCCGGACGCGGGACCGCCGATGCCGGTCACGGTGCGCCACGACGGGTACGGCACGACGCTCGACACGTTCGTCATGCCGACCGCCGACAGTGCCGTCTGGCGCGACATGCAGACGTACTTGCTGCTCCAGTCAAGGAGCTTCTCGGCGTTGCCCGTCAGCGTGACCTCGCTGGCGACGGCATAGGCGTACTGATCGGCACCGTTGGCGCTGATCCCCTGCCGGTCCGTCCAGCAGTACGTCGGCCCCTGCGCGGGGCCGTTGGCCGCGCCGGTGCTGCCGTTGAGCAGCGCGAACACGTGCGTGTAGGGGGCGGTTGTGTTCGTGAACGGGGTAGCCGTCAGGTGGGCGAACCGCAGCGGGGTCGACGGGTCCAGGACCACGCTCGTGGTCGTCGACCCGGTGCCGACCTTGACGACCTCGTTGGCCGCCGGGGTGCCGCCGTCCTCGATCCACAGGAACATGCCCGCGGTGAACGTCGTGCCGGCGGACGCGACGGGCAGCGCCAGCGCCCCGGCCGCCACCCCTGAGCTCGTCGTCGAGGCGGGAGAGGCCGCGGTGCCCGTGGTGGTGTAGTCGCCGAAGAGGTTGTACAGCGCCTCGGCTAGCCCGTGGTCTCCGACCACGTGGCCGCCGGCGTCGACAGAGCCGATCAGCGGCCCCTGGTAGGCGCCGTAGGAGTCGCCCATGTTGCCCTGGAAGCTCTCGTCGTAGAGCATCATCGGCTTGTTGCTCGGCTTGAAGCTGGTCAGCGGGACGGGGACGCCGATGGTCGCCGGGATCGTGCCGGGGACCGCCTCCTTGACGAGGTAGACCTCTCTCTCAGCGACGACGCCGAAGGTCACGGGGGGTGCCATGGGTCAGAATCCCTTCGGGGTGTTCAGCGAGACCGTCGGGTTTTCGTACGTGCTCGGGACAGAGAGAGGCGCTGGCGTCGCGGCCGGGGCGGGCGGGTCCGGCGCGGGCGTGTCGGGCCCGTCGAGCAGCTCCCACGGGCCGTACGCAGGCTCTTCAGGGAACTCGCGGATATCCCCCGGCCGGATAATCTCGGTGCTCTCCGGGTCAGGCACGGGGCCCGGCCCGGCGTACTGGTACCTCGCCACTTATGCCTCCTATGCCGCGACCATGGTCAGGACGTCGAACGTGTAATCCATGCCGCCGCGGCCCCTGCCCCGGTCGGCTTCCACGGCCCACTCGGGCTCGCCGTGCACGATGCCGTTGCGGCCCTCGCCGGCCTCGATGATCAGCCGCCCGCCCGGGTAGTCCTCGCCGGTCGTGCCGAGCGTGCGGTCGGCGTAGATCAGGGCGTCCATGGCGTTCACCAGGTCGTCGAGGGGTGCTTCCGCGCCTTCGAGGTGCTCGGCGTAGCTGATGACGTCGAGCGAGCAGCTGACCGGGTAGAGCCGCTTCCGCCAGCCGGACGTGGCGCCGCCGTAGGAGTCGCGGGTGTTGGTCACCCGGCCGAGGTGCACCGTCATCACCGCGCCCCATGCCGTGCCGGGGGCCTCGCCGAGCGTGTAGTAGGTGTCCGGCGCGCCGCCCTTGATCAGGTAGGGAAATGCGGTGCCGAGCCCTGCGCTGGCCAGCGGGCCGCCCTGGTAGTAGACCCCGGCGTCCGCCGTCTGGAGCGCGCCGCCGAAGTAAGCGGCGACCGCGTTGCGGACGAGCTGCCGGTCGCCGGCCATCAGGCCCTCAGCGTCGGGGCGTAGGGCCGCAGCCAGCCGCGCGCGTCGTTGACCAGTCCGCTCGCCTGCCCGCCGCGCTCGCTGCCGGTCGTCCTGGCCGCCGGGCCGAACGGCGACGCGGGCTCTTCCGCGCTCACGTCCTCGCGCATCAGCAGCGCGACCGTGTAGGCGATCACCGCCTGCAGCACCTTGCGCGGCATGCCGGTGATGCCCGTGCCCGCGACGTGCGCGTTCGCCGTGGCCGCCGCGAGCGGGATCTCTGTTGGCGTCGGCGGGACGGTTGGTACCGATGGAACGTAGCTCGAGCTGACCGTCAGCGCCTCGGTGAGACCGGGGTCGTACACCCGCAGCGTGTCGCCCGGCAGGATGCCCGTGGGGTCCGCCACCGTCACCGACATGGCGCCGGAGGTGACCGCCGAGAGCGTCGTCGACGGGAAGCCCGCGACGTACGACCAGCTCACGTACACCTGCCCCGGTGCGCCCGCGCGCGGGCCGAACTGGATCGCCGGGCCGCGGAACTGCGTGATCCCGCCGCCTGGCGCCCACGACATGCGCCGGCTGTCCTCGATCCACATGGACGCGTCAGGCAGCACGACGGCCGTCATGTTCGACGGGTCGCCGCCCCACGACAGCGCGGTGATGGCCCGCAGGGGGATGTGCTCCGGCCGGACGTAGGCGCGGCCCGTCGACTTGAGCACGCACCGCTGGTTCTCGCCGCTGACCAGGTGACCGTGCAGCGGCATGTTCTCCACGACGCCGACCGCCCAGTCCGACGCCGCCAGGAGCGCGTCGGCCAGGGCGTCGTCCTGCAGCGCGCTCACCCCGCCGGGGATCAAGTCGTCGGTGTCGAGCCACGTCGGGAACGCGCGGAACATCGCGGGCGTCAGGTACGGCTGCGTGACGACGCCGGACGCCGGCGGAACTAGAACGGGGATACTGGTCACCGTCGGCCTCCCTTCACTCCCGCTCGCACTCCGCGCCGCACCGGCCGCACGCCTTGAGGAAGCTGCCGAAGCCGCACCCCGGGCAGCGCCAGCCGAGAGCACGGCGGGTCGCGCCCGCCATGCTCGCGATAGCGCCGCCCATCCGGACGGCGAGCCTCGCGTCGGCGTCGCTCATCTCGAAGACGCCGCCGCGGACCTTCCCCTCGAGCGCGTACGCGCCGCGGGCGTAGTAGCGGGTGCCGCTAGCAGGGCTGTCGACCTGCTGGCAGCCGTCCGCG